AACACGCGTCCTTGCATTTTTCCACTGGGTTTGTTCTTTTTCTTGTTTCCCATATTGGATCCCTACTCGTCCTATAAGTCTAAAAGAAGACCGGAACGATGGAAACAGTAGGGACTGTACATCATCTACAAGGTTAAAAGGTCCAAACAGATAAGCCCCTTTCCGTGCAGTCTCTCGACATTCTAGATAGCGATATAAACAAGTCATTGTCTGGCATAAGAGAATCACACCAGGTTGGCAAGTATTCAACCCCCATCTTTAGTACGGAAGTATTGAGTGTAGCAGGGCACGAGCTGCACACCGTTTTGGAAAGTAAAGTAGATGACCCAATAGCTCTCACCTCTTTTTGAAAACATTCAAGTGCATCATCACAAACGTAATGGGCAATTAAAAGTCGTAAATTTGAATAATTAAAATCAATAGGAAGCATCTGTTTATACTTCCCCGACTTTATTATTGAGCGAAAGAGCTTAACCCCTGAAACGTACGTTACCGCACGAGAATCAGTAGGATATATTATCCTACCTAAGGGTCCAATAGATCTTGGAGCCGAAGGTGTCCAGGGGAAAGAACCAGGAATAGGAAGATCCTCAGATAAGTACAATTTGAGGCTTCCAACTTCATGAGAAGGGAAGTCGTGTTTCGGAACAGAAAGATGTTCCGAACGGAGCTGGATCGTCAGCTTTTTATAGGCTGAAGGATCCAGATTCCCGGATTCAATCATTGAAATGATTGCAAATCCGACGGCTCTCTGTAGGTGCGTCGGTTTAGGATCAAGCCCAAATCGAGGAAAGGGAACACCAAGTCCTCCTACCAAAATCGGAAGACCTAAGTTAACCAATCCCTTCATAGAAACGCCCTCAACCCATTCCCTATTATAAAACAAGAAACGTTGAAGAGAGCGTTTTGGGGTAATTGATCCTTGCAGCACTAAAGTAAGGACTGAAGATAGGGGAAGTTTCCTCCCTTCGCTCCTACCAACAACTTTGTGCTGTCCAATCAGTAAGCCAGCTGGGAAATACTCTATTCGAACTAAGGACAAAGTTCCGGAAATATTCCAAGAAATAGAGTTTTTTGGCAAGGGATAACTCCGAGATTCTTCAAAGTGATAAAAATACAATTCTGTATTAATACTAAAGAATTTTTTATGAGTATAATTCTTACCCAGGGATAACTTAAACCCAGGCACTTTGAGAAAGCTTGCCCAGTGACGATACATTCCCCTATTAGCAACAGGGAAAAGAATATCATCACCATTGACCTGTACGGGTCCATGGTACAAATGGTCAATATATTCATCTTTAACCATGACAGGATCCACATCCTGATCATGATCAACGAGAAATTTCTCAGGAGGCATACGCCTACAAACCATAATCAATGTAATAAAGTTCGCAATGCAGAGTAGTGGGAAGGAAAGAA